GGAGGAGCCCCCGTAAGGGGCCGTTCTTATGAACGAGAGTGATTAACTCTTCCATTTGCAAACCAGGAATCACCTGGACCCGTTTACGGTCATCGCCATTATCGTCGGCAGACGGTTACACGAACCCCCGGAGGAACATCCTTGTTCCCCAGCGTCATCCAAGACAGCCTTGGGTCGCGTGTCTAGCCGTAGCGTTGCATTGAAGCAACGCTGGCCGCAGGCCGCATCACCGCGTCCCGTGTATCAACCAATTCTCCCGATGGGAGAGCGATCAACAGACGAGTTTCTACGCGATTAGCGGCCTCTACAAGTGCAGAAAGCACTTGGTCCGCGTGAAGCGCTGACACAGGTTGGTGGATATTGCCCGCACCTGCCTGTACGGCCTTGAACACACGAACCACTGTCTCGAGGACTGTGGGTTGACGTGCACCAATGGCGCGAACAGATGCGGAGCTAACTACCAACGTCACGACTGGCATTCGCATCTTGCTGCTCCAGACGAGCCACAATCTCCGTGGCCTCTTGTATCGACGAGACACATATGACGGTAGACCACCCACTATAATGCCACTGCACAAACTCTTCACTATGAAAGCAGATCAGAAATTTGGGCGGGTGGACATCATCCCGCTGAATTAGACTTTCGTCGACTTCGCCGGTGAAGGCGGGGAAATAGCCATAGAGTTTCATGAGGTTTAACACCTAAGCGAACAAGGATTTGGCGTTACTTACGTAACGTTCGATGCCTCCCGCCTTGAGTGCGTTTGACTGCACACGCCAGGAGGATTGGACGTTGCTATTCTGGTAATCACCAGCCAGCAACAGTTTCATCGTCCCAGGGCCCAGATTATAGGCACCGTAGATACGGGCCCAAACCATCGGATCAGTGCTTGACGGATCCTCACCAATGAACTCAGCACAGCGACGGACGTACCAGACACCGACAACGATGTTGGAACGCAAGTCATAGCGCTCATCCTGTTCGTACTGCTTGCCCACTGCGTGGTCGACATTCCATTGTCGAATCGGCCAGGAAGTTAACTGCATCAAGCCCACCGCCCCAGTTGGAGAAATAGCAGATGCGTGATTCCAACCGGACTCATGATCGATGAGCTGTGTCACGCGCTCGAAAGCGACGTTCCGAGCAGCGCACTCATCACGAACCAGTTGTTCCATCACCGAGCGATCGGGATCGTTCGACGTCGACGGGAAGCTCACGCGTGCGCGTGGGGCCACCGGCGAAAGCCGGACGATCTCATCGAAGATCATCTTGGTGATGGGGCTCTCGTCCTGCTTCGCAGCGGTCGAGGTGATGTTACCCATCTTACCGTCGACGACGAGCTTTCGCGCGACGCCATTGACGATAACCGTTTCCACACCCTGCGCTTGCAACCACTCTTGCAAAGCACGGGTGGCGCTCACAGCGGGTGCGCGCGCCATTACTGGCGGAAGAACGGAACGATGGACTGACCGCCGTTAGCCGCACGGCGGTGACCCAGCCACTCGCCGCCCAGGAAGGTCAGACCTGCCCAGACGAGAACGTTGGTGGCTTGGGTTTCTGAGAGACAGAACGTCGTCCTTGAAGCTCACAGGAGCAGTCAGGAAGCCAACGACTTTCTTGCCGATGCTGTCGTTTTCTTTGTCGACAGTTTGTTCGGCGCTCTTCTTGTAGGTGGTGTACAGACCCATGTCATATATCCTTATACGTTTCGCACTCGTCGCAGACCAACAAGGTCGGGGAGAGTACGGACAGATGTCCGCCACAATGGCAGACGGTTGGGGGTGCAAGAGCCGTATCCATCAATGGAAACAACCCGTCGGTGAGGAATTCCTCAACAGACGAGAAGTCACGGCCCAAGTGTTGCAGGGGTAAATCCGCCACGTACCCCATCGCCTTCATGGCAATGTGATCCGTGTCGTTCTGCTCAAGCCACTCAGTAATTGCAGAGGCGATCGCAGGACGGGCAGCTTTGACAGAAAGCACGTTCTCATACAACGCGCGAAGCGGAGTAAGATCACCCTTAGCCAGAGCCATCACCATCGGGACCACGGAAAAACCGGGACCAGCGTGAGGGCTGAGAGCACCTGTTGCGCTTGCAGCGAGCTGCGATAAAGCGTCGGGGGTGACACCCAGCATCTTGGCAGCGATCGGGATCGCAGCCGAAGCGTTAAAGAGACGAGCGAGCATGTCTTAGACCGTCCGTTTGCCCAGGCGTTTTACCTTGAGGTACAGCGCGTAGTGCTCGTCGTTCAACGACAGAGCGCGACGGAACTGCATCAAGGCGTCGAAGCTGCCAGCCACTTCAATGGCAGCCGTGATGGTGTCGATCTCGTCGGACAGTGCGTCCAGACCGACCAGTGTACCCTGTGGTACCAGGTCCGCTTCGATCAGCCGCGAGCGGCCAGCATCGGAGTTTTCCAGTTGAGCAACTGCTTTGGTCATCTTTTCCGGGGCGGCTTCGAACAACGAATCGTACAACGAAACGCCCTGGTCATAGACTTCCTTGGTTGCCAGCATGAAGGTAGTCGGGTTCGCCTTGGCGAAGTTCAGAACTTCGCCCATCTTGGCGGAGACACCCAGCCGGGAAGCAAGGGCGGGCAGAAAGCGTCCTGCTGTCTGCGCCACGACCGCTAATGGAAAGGCCATACGTATTCCTTACGTGTGTGGGGTTAATAAAGCACTTCTTGTTGCACCACCAGACGTACTCTCGTAGTCCTTCAAGCCGCGGACCCCGTACTTGGTAGATGGGGCGTTGGCTATCGTGGCGAGCAGACACCATCATTCTCAGAGGTGACTATGCGCTCGAAAGCGTCGGATCTCGTCATATCCCACATCCCAGTCAGCCACCTGTTGGAGGATTCCGGGGACCGTACGAGGCGCGAGCGGGTGCAGGCGCCAACGGCGAGTTTATTGTTTGCGTCGGACGATTGACGGGCACCTTCCGGCACCATTGAAAAGACGATTTATAAAAGTTTTTTCC